ATTAAAGAAATGCAAGATATGATTAAGATGTATGATCAAAAGCCCCATAGCGAACCCAAAGTACACGAGTGCGACGCAAGGGACGCTTCATAGTAGCACCCAAGGCTGAGTACCCAACTAATTAACCTAAAAAAAATAAGTATACGTTATGACCAAAGAACAAATCCAACAGTTAGCCGAACAGAAGTTAAGCGGTTATGAACAAGAACACTTCGCCCTTTCAAGGCAGCACGTCATTGCCGCTATGGTCGAGATGTTTGAGGCCGGAGCCGCCGCTGCCTCCCCGCAGCTAAAATGGATTAAAGAAAAGATACAAGCTGAAATTGATAAAGCCGATGCCGATTATAATAGTCTGAATGAATTTGGGCGACACGCTATTGGCAAGGGCACTCTGGCAAGATCAACGGCATTGGAAGATGTATTGGAATGGTTAGAGGAAGTCCCGCCCCCGCAAGCTATCCCCGAACAGATTATTGCATGGCTGGATAATGAATTAGAGCAAAGTAAGAAGGAATTAAATACGGCCTTAGAGGAACAAAATGAGCAAAGGCATCGAGTAATGATAACATTGATAGCCGCTCTGATGCACGTAAAAGTCAATTCACCCTTAGCCGCTTTACAGGGTTCAGCCAATAATCAAAATACTAATCAATCAAAATCTTAAATCATGGCCGTATATGTTGACGCTTTAATTGACTATGGTTGGAAATTGGGGCCGAGTTGTCATTTATTGGCAGATTCAGAAGATGAACTTCACGCCTTCGCCCTGTCTATAGGAATGAAACGATCTTGGTCCCAGTCAGGCGATAGTCACGCTATGCCGCATTATGACCTTTTGGCAAGTAGAAGACGTTTGGCCCTCACCAAAGGAGCCATAGAGATTTCAAGAAAGCAATTATGCGAAAGGCTAAATAATTATCGGACAGCTAATTCTAATCAACAATAAAATACAGTCATTTATGAACATTTCACGTAGAAACAGATTAGACTTAAACCACCCTAAAGGAGTGATTTTAAATAATTCTAAAATATGGGCCTCGGTGGCCGACTGGTAAGGTGAATTCCCGGCAAGGATTTTTATATCAGTTCGAATCTGATCCGAGGCTCAAACATTTTTACAGGGTAAAACTGTAAGAAATTAGGGGAGCGACTGAACAGAACAAATATACGATAAATAAATAAAACGTGCAACATTACCTAATTAACAATAAATAAAACAGTTATGAGTGCTTTTTGCAGTAAATATCCAAAATGTGGTTGTATTGGCATTGGAACAAAATGCTACGATGATTTCAGGGCAACTATTACGGCTGATGAAAATCTACCACCGTCAACAAAAGAGGCTTTAGCTGAATTAGTAAAGAAAGGAATTGATAAGCTCCGTAGCAACCAAAACTCTAATCAATAAAATAAAAATAGTATGAACAAGAGGCGAGAAAAGTTAGCCAATTACCTGCAATGGCTAATTACGCCACAAAACGAAAAGGAACAGGAAAAGTTTTGTAGGGTGGTAGATGATTATATAGAACTATCGCAACTCATCCCTTCTATGGGCGAAGCAGAACTCATCAAAGAAATCAATATTCAACTCAAACCTTATAACCTTCAAATTGATAAAGCATGAAAACATTCACCCGAAAACAACTTGTATCATTTGGCAATTATCTGCTATCGGAACAGCGCAAAAGCCTCTACGAGGGGCAAGAAGTGGAACAGCGCCTCTCACAGGTCAACCACGCAGACGTAGAAAACTGGCTGGATTTAGAGGCCAGAAAATACGAGCCGAAAAATCCGCCACCATCCAAAAACAAAGAGGTGGCTTAACTATACACCAACAACTTGAACCTTAAAACAGACAGTATGAACAAAATGTATAAAGACCTCCTTTTAGAAAAATACAATCTGGAACGCATTGAGGAAGATGGACTGGACTATTTAATTACCATCCGCCTAAAAGAAGCCTCCGATATTACCACCTTCTTTGAAACCTATGTGAAAGGACTGAATCAAAAAGGCGCTTCTTCTATTCAGTGCCCTGCTGGTTGTGGTGCTATTCCCCTTTCCGTGGAACAAAGAGAATTTACCCTTGAAGGTAAAAAGGTTATGTCCCCCTGTTTTGGTTATAAGTGTGAAAAGTGCGGTGAGGAGTTCACTACCACAGAGTCGGATACGTTTAGCCTTGTTTTAATCAAAGCCGCCGCTGCCTCCCAAGCTATCCCCGCTACTAACGACAAGGATTTGATCGCAATCGCCAGTAACCTATCAACACATACCGTACGACAAGTAATTGAAACAGAGGAAGGGGAGCTACAACCCTGTTGCGCCAATTCCTGCGACGGCTTTAAGTGCGAAAGCGGAAGTGTTCACTTAATTGACAGCCCAAACAAAGAAGAAGGGGATGATGTAGCCAGCGACAACAATTCTAATGGGGCTTCCGTTGCGTCGCACTCTTCAACGTCCGGTAATTCTATTGAGCAATACTTAAAGCAGCGAATAAAGGAATTAAACCAGGCTGATGCCAAATTCTGCCATGATCGGTGGGATAACCCGGCGGCGGATTCTTTTTTAAAAATGCTTTCGAGAGAAGAAAGCAACAAGGTCACATTTGCCCGGCAGGAATTAGAAACCGTTTTAAAAATGCTTAATCAATAATAAAATAAACATTTATGGCATCCAGCAAAAGAGAATTCTTTCACTTAGGCATTCACGATCAAAAGAAGCCCGACCTCGTCATGGATTTACGGCGGGTGGATAGCGAAAAGATAGCGGAGTGGACACCTGAACAAAAACAGGCAGTAAAGGAATGGGTTTTTGACTGCGAATCCACCTTTAAGCGGTTTCGCAATGAAATCTTAAACAGTTTGAAAACCAATAAATAAAACAGTTTTATGACTTACACAATATTTCAAATCGTCAACTTTTTAGTAACCATCGTTTTAGTGTATTTGCTATGGAATAAAAAGTATGTTACTCATATTCATCTAACTACAGTTATTGACCATACCGGCAAGGTGTTGGCTAAAATTGAGAAGCCTTTGGATGATGTGCTCAATAGCGATCAGGAAGCACAAGCGAGCGTGGCAAGTAAAGCCCCATAGTAGTACTACCGCCGGTAACCAAATTAAAAACTTAAAAAAACTAAAAGCAATGGAACCATTAGAAAAGTCAATCAATCAAACCGACCAGGCAATTGACCTGGTCAAACAAACCATCGAGAACACCAACAGGTTAAAGGCAGAAAAAGAAGCGTTGAGGGCCGAAAACACCCGACTAAAGGAGGCGCTGGAACCGATGTTAACATGGATAAAAACTTACCATAATAACATTGATGTAAGTAATGAAAAGGAGTTGGGGCTTTATACAGCTTATCAATCCATTTTAGCCGCCCTGAACCCCAAACCCCTTTAAACTAAAACTAATTTATGTGCCAGCAAGTAATCATTAACCGGGGAGAAATTGAGATTCAGACAGTCAGGCAATTCAGGGAATATTTTAAAACAGATACCATTGTTCCAGATGACGCTTACGATAAAATAGACGATGATTGTTGCCTTTGCCAAATTGATATAGGAGCCGAATTGAGAAGGTTAAACATCCCTCATAAATGGGATTTCATGGATTATTATGTAGGCCAAATAGACCAGATTGTAGATGATGATGTATGGCAATATGAGGAATGGAAACCCTGAACCCATTAGACAGCCTAACATTTAAACTAAAACAAGTATATGACAACAGAAGAAAGTAAAGTTATGAGGGAGGCCATAGCCCAAGATTTTGAGGCTATGCGAAAAATGCTATCCGACATTGAAATCAAATTATTAGGCGTTGACCCTGTGCAAGTGTGGAAGTTTTGCAGACCTCTGAAAGAGATGATTTGCGAGGCGTGGGCAGATGCCTGTAATCCCAATGACAGCTTTTTATTCCCTAAACTAAACAAGTAAACAAGTATGACTCAAGAAAAAACATGGCTCATTGTAAACTTCTATCACGGAGGCGCCATGATAGAAGCCTCCTTAAACTACAAAACAAAGGACTACTACCTCACCCACGGAAGCAACGACCGAAACGTAACCTTCGGCAACAATGGGGATGATATTCAATCCTCATTGGACAGGGTCAAATGCGTTACCGCCGCCCTGAAATTCATTAAAGAGGAATTATTTGTAGAGTAGAATCCCGAACGATGCAGTGAGTGACACAACAGACGCTTAATAGAATTACCGAACCCTGATACCAAAACAATACCTAACCAAAATTTAGTAAGAACCGCTTATTAGAAAACAATAAAAACAATTCTTTACAGCTATGAACCAGCAGACCACCGACTATGATCGTACTTTAGGCCATCTTTTATCCTGCCAGACCCAAAACGACCCGGACAAGTGGAGAAAACCCGCCCTCTCGGAAGAAAAGAAAATCTTATCGGATGAAGACATTCGAAACTTTATTATCAAAGTAGAAGATTCCTTAGACCTGCCTTTGGGTATTTTAAGCCAGCCGGGAAAGGGAACGGTTAAAGGCCACCAGATCCCAGCCGTTAAGCAGGCCGTAATCTACCACTTAACCCAAACCGCCAAAGTAAGTAAGACCACCTTAGCGCCCTTATTCGGGATTAAAAGGGAAAACGTCACCTACCACGTCCGGGAGGCCGAAAAACACCTCGCTACCCAGGATGCCCTCTTTCAGGGCTACTATAGTTTAATTCAGGACATCGCCGTATAATTTGCGTACAATTTAAGAGCCTTACTTATTTCCCTACCCCTGTTACTCTGACTACTTTAGTAGGACAAGCCACCAAAAAAACCACTTCCTACGAACAAACGAACGCCTTCTCATATAGCAAGCAATCGTAACGCCCAGTGTTTTTACACCGGGCATCCTCATTTTAAACCTACTATATGCTGGTATTAGACGCCCCCATAGCCCCAAAAGACTACGCCCTGATAGGCAAGCTCCACGCCCGTAATAACCCGGATGAGGCCAAACAGTTAATCCAGGGCTACCGGCAGGAGCAGTCCAAGGCCTTGGACTCGGATTTGCACAATCTGAACTTTTACTTTTTAAGCTATTGCCAGCTAAAGGGGTATCTGGCCACCGACTACATAGGCGCCATCAAAAAACGGGAGAAGACCGAGGCCCGTAAGCTGTTCATCGCTTCGATGATTCGGATCTTCCACCCCCAGCTATTTACCTATGATGTAAATACCAAGTCCGGTCTATCGGAATCCTTATGCATCGTATTAAGATTAGACTCTGGTGAGATGAGCAAAATACTGGAGGAGGTCACCGCTTACTATAACCACAACTGGCAGGACTTTTCCCAAAGGGTCAACCAACTGTCCACCCGGCTAATCAGTTTGAAAGACGGCTACCCATGTACTTTATTTGAGGAGGAGGCAGCATAATGGCAGCACCCAAAGAAAATACCTTTTGGAAGCTAAGGGCCAAACATGGCCGGGATAAGCTATTTTCTGACCCTGACACCCTTTTAAGCTGCTGTTATGATTATTTCGCTCAGTGCGACAAAAACCCCTGGTATAAGAACGAAGCCATTAAAAGCGGGGACAGGGTAGGGGAAACGGTAAAAGTGCCCACCCAACGACCGTACACCCAAACAGGGCTATTCATCTTCCTGAATATAGACCGTAGGACATGGGATTTATACAGCAAAAGGGAAGATTTTATTCCAGTCATTACACACGTAGAGGATGTTATATACACCCAAAAGTTTGAAGGGGCGGCAGTTGGAGCGTTCAATGCCAATATCATCGCCCGGGATTTAGGACTTAAGGAGTCCACGGAAAATAAAAACACCAATACCAACTATACTTCTGAACCCCTTACGGTAGAAAAGATAAAGGAGATCAACAAAGCCCTCGAAGATGAATACTAAGGTTTCAGAGTTGGACGTAAGGAAGTATAAGTGTCTTAGTTCTTTGTTATTCTTTACCCGCTACTTCTTTAAAAAGAGGTTTAACAGAAAGTTCGTCACAGGGGACCACCACCACCGGATCTGTGAAGCGCTGGAACGTGTGTTAAAGGGGGAGTGTACCCGGCTGATTATCAATATTGCCCCCCGCTTCGGTAAAACGGAGCTGGCGGTTAAAAACTTTATCGCCCACGGCCTGGCCTTAAACCCCGCCGCCAAGTTCATCCACCTGTCGTACTCGGATGATCTGGCGTTGGATAACTCAGAAGAAGTAAAAGACCTGGTGCAGGAGTCCTTTTACCAGGAGTTGTTTCCTGCGGTTCAAATTAAAAAGGATTCCAAAGCCAAAAAGAAGTGGTACACCACCGAAGGCGGGGGCGTCTATGCCACCTCCGCTGCCGGACAGGTCACAGGATTTGGAGCGGGTAAGGTAGATGAGGAGGAAGAAGAGATAGAAGAGTTCTTTGACAGTATTTCGCAAAAAGAAGGTTTTTCAGGGGCCCTGATCATCGATGACCCCATTAAACCCGAAGACGCTGATTCGGAAACGGTGCGCGAACGGGTCAACAATCGGTTTGATTCCACGATCCGCAACCGGGTGAACTCCCGAAATACGCCCATTATCATCATCATGCAGCGGTTGCATGAACAGGACCTGTGCGGCTATTTAATAGATAATGAGGGCGCAAAATGGGAAGTGTTAAGCCTTCCCTCCATCCGGGAAGACGGCACCGCCCTATGGCCCTTTAAACACACTTTGGAGGAACTGCGGGAAATGGAGGTCTTAAACCCCATAGTCTTTGAACGCCAGCACCTGCAAAACCCCAAACCCATACAAGGCCGGTTATACAAAGCCTTCAAGACCTATAAGGATTTGCCCCACAACGCCCTAAAAACCAAAGCGGTCATCGATACGGCAGACGAAGGGGCGGATTTTCTGTGTTCGATTGTCTACAGGCCTACGCTGACAGGATACTATATAACCGACGTGTATTACACGCAGGACGGCATGGAGGTCACCGAAGGCAGGACCGCCCGGCAACTGCAGGCCCATAGTGTGGAGCGGGTCAAAGTGGAGTCCAATAACGGGGGCAGGGCCTTTGCCCGCAACGTGGAAAGGATCAGCCGGGAGATGGGCAACACCAGAACTATGTTTTCCTGGTTCCACCAGACTAAGAATAAGCAGGCCCGCATCTTCACGCAGGCCGCCGACGTGCAGAACATGATCTATTACCCCGAAGACTGGGAGAAACGCTGGCCCTTATTTGCGAAGGCTGTAAAAAACTACCAGGCTACGGGAGTAAACGCCCACGACGACGCCCCCGACGCCCTGACCATGATCGTGGAAGAAGAAAAACCATCCAAACAACCTAAAAAGAACCTTTCAAACATAGCCCCATAATGAAAACAGAACGCTTACAAGAGTTACTTACCTCGGATACCGATAAACTAAAGGACGCCTTCGACCAGGAGGTGGGTGAAAAACCGGAGCTGGACACCTACCAAAAGCAGTACGAAGTGTCCCTGCACGACGTCTTTGACCCCGTAAAGCGAAAGGATAAACCCATCAAAGACGAAAACGGCAGCATCGTGGACACCAAAAAAGTAGCCCGTATTGGGGTGCCGATGCAAAAGATCATCACCCAAACGGCGGCAGCCTTCCTCTGCGGCAATCCCATTAAGTTGGTTGCTAACGCAGAAGAGAACACCGTAGAAAAAACACTATTAGAGGGCATAGAAAAAGTATGGGATGACAACAAGCTGGATTATAAGAGTATGGACCTTTCGGAAAAGATGATGTCGGAGACTGAAGTTGCGGAACTGTGGTACACCGAAGAATTGGAAGACCCCGCAGAGTATTGGGGGGAGACTCAGATTAACGGCAAGTTCCGGCTTCGCATGAAAGTCCTTGCCCACTCCTTAGGGGACCAGATTAGGCCCATCTTCGACCCTACGGGCAATATGATTGCTTTTGGAAGAGGTTATACCTTAAAAAGCGAAGGAAAGACGGAACAACACTTTGACGTCTATACCGACAAGTTCTTTTACCACGGTGTAAAGACCGACCAGGGCTGGACAGTCGACCCGCCCGTAGCCAACATGGTACAGAAGATCCCCGTGATCTACTACGCGCAGCCCACGCCGGAATGGGCCGACGTACAAACGGCTATCGACCGACTGGAAACCGTCCTTTCGCGCCACGCCGACACCAACGACTATTCGGGCTCCCCCATTTTGTTTACCTCCGGGGAGATCACCTCGCTACCGGAAAAAGAGCAGGACGGCAAGGCCATCCAGGCCGATGAGAAGGCCGACGCTAAGTTCCTCTCCTGGGACCACGCCCCCGAATCCATTAAAATGGAAATCGACAACCTCTTTAAAGTGATTTATGCCTGCACCTTTACACCGGACATCTCCTTTGATGCCCTAAAAGGGATGGGGCAAACCTCCGGCTTTGCGATGGAGTGTATGTTCATGGGAGCACACCTGAAAGCGGCCAAAAAAGCGGGCATCTTTGGTGAAGGGGTGCAGCGCAGGATCAATTACTTAAAAGCGGCGCTGTCCACCATTGACCTAAAGCTTAAAAAAGGAATTAGCTTAAAGATCAAGCCGCAGTTTGAGTTTTTCCTGCCCAAAGACATGGAGGGGTTGGTGAACACGCTGACCACGGCGGTCAGTGGGGGCATCATGTCCAAAGACACGGGGGTGCGCCAGCTGGGTATTGCAGAAGACGTGCAGGCAGAGCTAGCGCAGATTGAACAGGAGGCTAATAGCGCCGGGGCGTTAAACGAGATCATGAATCAAAACCAACTCTAAAAAAATAGCAGCATGACAATAGAAGCCCGGTGCAACGCAAACGATAACCCAAAGCCCATAGCGGCGGTTTTTATCAGCAGGTACATGATAAGAAAATATGGCATGAGAGAGGCTATTAATAGGTCTATACAGAAGTGCCATAATGTGTATAAGATGAACCCTGATTTTTCGGTGGGCGGTAAACTAAAACCAAAAAAGTAATGTTCACCTGTATACTCTTATTTATAGTGGTGGGTTTTGTAAAAAGGAGGGTGTATGGATAAACTCTGTGCAGGCGTCATCGTAGGCTTTTTAATGGGGCTGTACCTAGCCAACCGCTTCTACCACAGTGAGGGAAAGCAAAGGATTAAGACCCGCTACTACGGAAGGGACTGGACAGGCGAGCGGCAGTGGATCGAGCGCATTGTAAGTAAGCAGGGAGCCAAAAACGGGGATAACAACTAAAGCTATGCAATGCCTAATGAAGCGCACGATACCACCCCACAGGAGCAGATCGAAGAAGTGCTAAAAAAGCTATCCTATGAGAGCCTAAAGCTATGGCAGCAGGAACTACAAAAACAAAAAGATGAGAGCAACCCGCTTCGGAGTGGCATAGACGAAAAAACCGAAGGCATACCATAAAACTTAATCCATAGACAATATTGTTGAATAGACTTACCCATGCCTGAAGACCTCTTTAAAGACTTTGAAGCCCGTAACCTTCGCATCATCGCCCGCAATGCACAAAAAATTAGGGCCTTGTACCAGGGCGCTATCATTGAAATCTCCCTGGTAGGCGCGACCATCCGTCTAAAAGAGGGGGTGTTTAAGCTTTCCAAATACCCCACGCTGCAAAAGGTAGTGGAGCGGGAGCTAAAAAAACTACACGGCTCGATCTATGCCACCCTTATCAACTCCGTAAAAGAAAGCTGGGACCTTTCGAATGAAAAAAACAACCTCTTTGTAGACCGACGGCTGGCGGGTAAAAAAACCACCCGTAAAGGACGGCAGATCTTGTACGATCCTAATAAAAGCGCCTTGGACGAGTTTTTAAACCGTAAAGAAAAGGGGTTAAACTTATCCAAAAGGGTATGGAACGCATTGGAACCCTTTAAAACCCAACTGGAAACAGGGCTTGCGGTGGGCATTTCGGAAGGTAAGAGCGCCTCAGAAATGGCTAAGGATTTAAAGCAATATTTAAACGAACCTGACCGCTTATTTCGCAGGGTACGGGACGCGAAGGGGGAGCTCAAACTAAGTAAAGCGGCCAAACAGTATAAACCCGGACAGGGAGTGTATAGAAGTTCCTATAAAAACGCATTGCGCCTCACGGCCAGCGAAACAAATCTTTCCTATAGGCTTTCCGATGCGAACCGGTGGGCTAATTTACCCTTCGTAAAAGGCGTGGAAGTAAAGCTATCCAACCGCCATCCCTTCCAAGATGAATGCAACCAGCTTAAAGGGATTTATCCCCCTGACTTCGTTTTTGTCGGTTGGCATGTATCGTGCCTTTGCAGCGCCAGTGCCGTGCAAATCAGTGACGAGGAATTCGATCGCCACCAAGAGGCAATTCTAAACGGGGAGCCTTTGCCGGAAACAAAGAAAATAGCGGACATACCCGATCGGGCAAAGCAGTGGTTTAAAGAAAACGCTGAAAGAATCAACGGCTGGAAATCGACCCCGTACTTCTTGAAACTGAATCCGGAATATGTTGGTAAATTATTAAAATAAAGAACCCGCAATCCTTTGACAGATGCAGGCTTATTTGTAAGTTTGATAACCTTTATAATTTATGCTACACATGGACGAAATCGTATCATGTTGTAGCACTTTTTGTTTTAAGTCTATTATAAATTAAAAAATATGGAACAAGTAATTATTGCAGGACTTACGTTAAATGATTTTAAGCTAATTATTGATACACAAATACAAGATGCCGTATATCAGGCATTGAAAAAGTTTAAAGAGGAAGATGTAAAGGATAAATTATTAAGCCCCGAAGAAACCTGTAAACTTTTTACACCTGCTATTAGCATACCTACACTGAACTCTTACTGTAAAAAAGGGTTGATTAAAAAATATTATCTGCAAGGGCGTACGTGGTACAAGTACAGTGAAATCTTAGAAACATTACAAACTACGCAGCGTTACGGGAGGCAAAAAAGACTAATAAAGGCAATTGCTAACGGTAATATCAACGAATTAAAAAAATATATAAATGAATCAGCAAGTAATAACAACATTATCAATTGAAGAATTAAAGGAGTTGTTAAGCCAAATAGTTAGGGATGAATTGAAGGCAATTAAAGAAGAAGATTTTGAAGATAAATTAATTTCACAACAAGCAGCTATTGGTTTATTCGATCCGGAAATTAGTAGAGTTACATTTTACAACTATGAAAAACAAGGTTTAATACAACCTCATTACATAGGCAATAAAAAGTACTATAAGAAGTCTGAAATATTTGAATCTACTAAGAAAATAAAAAAATACAGTAGAAGTTAATCAAGGTAATATAACTACAAAAGACCTAATTATAAATGATATTATGGCAGATATAAATATTAAAGATTCTGAAATTAATTTAACCTCATTGCCGGTTGTTTTCGTTGATTCAAAGATGTATTTTTTAAATTACAAGGATTCTATAAACGAATTAGAAGATGGATTTGCAATGATAGTTATTAGTAACTATGCGACTTTAGCAAGGCTATATTATGTGTATAATGGGAAATGGGAGTTATTTAGTGATTGTGTAAACGAGGTGATAGATTTAATGAGGAGTTATTTCAAATCCATTAAACAGGTAGCCTTATAGCTCCTACACTATCCATTTAGCAACTAAATACACCTTCCCTTTAATCAATCAGGTCTACGAATACCCATTCGGATACCCCTGCTAATTTTTCAAACTTTACAAAGCGTTTGCGGTTCGTCTGTAAGTCCCTATAGGCCACCAAGCAGACACTTTCACCGGCTTTTTCGTAGATGGGTATGTAAAAACGGGCCCGTTCTGAAAGTTCCATTGCGGTTATATCACCGTAATAATGAAGCATACCCTAAAGATAGTATTCAGAGTTGTTACACCTGTGTAGAAGTTGTGTTAAGATTCCGTTGTAAGATTTCATCCCGAATCTTGGCCGCCTCTTCGTAGTATTCGTTTTCAATAGCTTCCTGTAAAAGATGTTTCAGCAACAAAGTGGGAATATCCGATGGCTTAGGGGTATAAGCTAATGAACTCGGCCAGGTATAAACCTGTGCATTCACTCTGGTTCCGGGGCATACGTCCAATTTTTTAGAGAATGGATAGTCCACTACCTGAAGGAAGTGGGGTAGCGGATAAATGATGTCTTCCACGCCAATCATAGAGCAATCCGCAAGGCCTACGGCTTCATACTCTAAAACCTTATAACCTAACGACTGCATGACGTTTTGAGGATGACCCGTATAGCCATCCCTGTGGGCTCCGATCCAATCGTAGCGAAGAACTTTCATAACTCTAAACTACTTATTTAACACCTCATTTCTGATTTCATCAATCAGAACTTGCATTTCTCTTGTGGAATTCATTTTTACGATTTTTAGCAGCCCTTCTATGTGCCGCCAATGATCCAAGGTTAGAAC